GTGCAAAGAAGTCATTATCCATGCGGGATATAAAATCTATAAACCTTTAAAATCATAACTTTTCAGGCATTGTGGCGGGGTTTTATATTTGTCCCTGGTTACTGACATCGCCTGCCTGGTAACCACATAAAAGCCAGGCAATCTCTTTCTTCCAAACTACATACACATACCCTCGGAAACGAGGCCATGCTGTGTGGGGGTAAGGAAGCGTCAAACAGGGGGGCGTGATAGCGTACCACCCCAGCGTAACCATGCGCACACACGCTCCCCATTCTGGGGACATTAGTGCAAAAAAAGTTACGGGGGGGGTGAAGATAATATAGAAATAACGCAAGCGATCCGGCAAGCCCCCTCCCCCCCTACTTAGTACAAATACACTAACTATACAGGTGTAATGCATGTGGTTTGTGTATATTAGTGACAAGCCATGCCGCATAAACACTGAGATCTAGCTTGCAAGCTGGCAATGTGGTACGATTGCAAGCAAAAACAGAGCTTGCCGGGCATGTATGGAATGAATGTGAGTTTGTATTTATGTAGTTAGTGTAAATACATATTTAGTATACATACATATTTATAAAATGTGCATCCGAGTAAAAATGCTTTTCCGCATGCTTTTGCGCATGTTTTCCTGTAAGCTTACACGCCTTACACTTTCCATGAACCACACGCCACAAGATCCACAATTTTTCATGTTTTTCATGCAACCAGGCTGACATGATTGCTTGTAAAAATTTTTGCATAATCTTTCACTACTTGGCGTCCGATGCCATGAAATGGCAATTGACGGCACGCTGTATGGTTCATGAATACTCGCTTGCAAGCTATTATGACAAGTGAACGTCTTACGACTACAAAAGATAAAAAAAAGGTTGACATATGTTTTTTGGTGTGCTTTGGTGTATTCCATCCAAGCGAGATTACTCGCACATTATTAATCTCAAAAAATACTACAAAATGAAATACTCAGATTTAATCTTGCAAGGCGCTAAGCTTGCTAAAACTCCACTGCAAAGAGCTAAAGTAGAATACTACGCAAAAGGAATTCAAACTAAGCTTGCAAATATTGATCGCATGCTAACTGAACTTGAAAAGCCAGACCCACGCTTGGAGCGTGCAAAGGTTACTAGCGCAAGACTTGCACGCTTACTTAAATAACATGAAAACAATTGCACTTCCTAAACTATCCACACCGGGCAAACTTGAACTTGCACGCGCTGCACTTGCAAATAACTTGCCAGCACTTTCTAAACTTGTTGCGGCTATTCCTGGCAGCCCGGATAAAGTCAATACCACTAAGTACTTTGCAACGCGCTTCCTAGCTTGGTTCGAAAATCAAGACAGGCCTAACGTCTTTTCAATTTTTGGAGAGTCTGGAAATAAAAAGCTGCCATTCTATGCTTTCAGTAGTTTGCCCGGTTTTGATTGCCCAGGCGCTGGCGCTTGTCTTTTTGGCGAAGGTAACAAAAGAGACAGTGACAACTTTGCAACGGGCTGGTGTTACAGTTTTAAGGGCTGGCGCTATCCGGCTGCATTTTTTCGTCAATTACAAAACAGTGTTTTAATGCGCAGCGCTGCCGGACGTCTTGCAATCCAGCATTCATTTAATGAAATACCAAAGAATAAAGTTTTAAGATTATATGTTGACGGGGATTTCTCCGGCAGGCATAATATTGTTTTCTGGATGGAATTGATACGTTCCAGGCCTGACGTGCAAGTTTATGGATATTCAAAAAGCTGGCATGCATTTATTGCACTTGGTGAAAGCGGTTTTGTATGGCCTGCAAACTATAAACTTAATCTTTCCAGCGGTTCAAAATATAACAGCGCTGCCTGGCTTGAAAAAATGGGCAAGCTGTCTTGTGTACGTGGTTCATTTGTGGCCGTTCCTGTTGCAAGAAAACATATAACTAGCAAGGCCTATCAAGATAAAGACAATGAAGGCAGCAAAGAATATCGTAAGGAAGTGCTAGAAGCACTTAAGGAAGCCGGGCATGAAAAGCGCTTTGCTTGTCCGGGCAATTGTGGCAATTGCTTGCCAAACGGGCAGCATGCATGCGGTAGCGACAAACTTGATGGTGTTACAATTGGAATTGGCGTACATAACTAAACTTATTAAAAGCAATCTATGGATAAAGAGAAATTAAGAATATTTTTAGGTCAATTAATTGACTTGCAAGCAATGTTTGAAAGCATGAAAACCAGCGGTTTGAGCTGGGATAATGTGCAAGAAATACAAGACAACTTGCGCTGCATAATAATTGATCTAGAAAACGCAATCGACTAACGAGAAAGGCGCGCCTGGCGTGCAAATATATACTTTTATTAATCCAAAATACTACAAAATACTACTATGACTTACGACATACTACTTTTAATTTTACCCTGGATCTTTCCAGCTTGGTTAATGTTGCAAGATATTATCAACAAGAAAGGGGAGCAGTGAAACACGCATCACAACTCTTTCCAATCGCCCTGGATCGCTTGCTAGAGATTGGCGAGAAAGCACGGAAACAAACAGAGGATAGGGAGCGTGCAAAGCATGTGGCAGGGCCTCGCGGAGCGAGGGCATGCAAGCATGCAGCATGTAAGGAGAAACAACTTAAACTAAAACTAACAACCACACTATAATTATGAGCAATAAACAAGTAACACACACACCTGGGCCGTGGGCAAATGCATCTGTAGGTATTGGATCAAATGCAACGCAAGTTGTTTGGCTTGGAGAAAATACTGATAAGAGAATTCAAGTAGTAGGTACAGGAAAAGACCAAGCAAACGCGCGCCTAATTGCAGCAGCGCCTGAGTTGTTGGAGCAATGCAAACTCTTCGAGCAATTGCTTTCAACTTTAATCATAGAAGGCCATAGTGGCGCGGATCTCGAAAGAGATAACTTGCGTGCAATCCTCGACAGAGTGGAAGGAGAAACAGCATGAAAGAAGAAATAACAAAAGAGAACGCGCATAAACTTGGCGTGCCATATTACAGAACTGTCCAAGAAACTTGCGAAGAAACGCGCAGAGATGAAAATCATTCTACATTCCTAAAATCAGAGATGGACAAAGCGTGGAATGATGGCAAGAAAGATAAATACAAAGAATTATATAAGGAATCAAGCGACTATACTTTAAATATTTCAAGTAATAGGCGTGATATTATGATTTTTAAACATGATTGCAAGATTTGGCCAGATCCTACACCAATTGAAGGTAGAAATAGAAGTGGTGAGTTGTCCATTACTCATATTGATTGGCCTAATTTTATGCCAAGAAAATATAGCTATGAGGATTCACTTATTTTTACATATAGTGATGAAAGGGGTAAAGTTTTAGTGAAAAATTTATCATTTAAATTGAGTGATGAAATTAAGGAATAGAACAACATGAGCAAACAAGATAACAACTCAATGCTCCCAAAGCTCGCCTTAGGCTTGTCGCTCTTCATAGCGCTCAAGTTTGTGCCGAAAGTGCTTGCATGGTGGACGAGGAAATTTAACAAGAATACTAACTAAAAATATACAATGAAAATTAATGAAATAAAAATGCCATTGCTTGACTTAAAACAGCAATTACAATTATTAAAAGATTGCGAATTAATCCCGTTATCTGATGAAGGTGCAAATTGTCAATGCGATGAAGAAATGATTCACCCGCAAGATATTTTAGGTTACGCCATTGACTTAATTGATGAAGTATCGAAATACCAAAAAGGTAGCATGGAAATTGTAAGAACAGAATGCAAAGAGGTTACAGGTGGTTTCCTGTTTGCGGTAAGAGATTGTGATGGAAATGAAATGCAGGACGAAGGCGGTCGCACTCGATGGGTAACGAGACAAAAGGCACTTGATGCAATCAAGAGTAAATTGTTAACAATCAAACCTTGGCACAAATTAATATGAAAGAAATAACTATTGACGAAGCAATTGAAGAGCTTGCTTGCGATCCAAGAGAGATTGAAACTTATTTTGTAAGTTGGAGAAAGGTTGAAGCGAATGGAGTAATCTCAAGAAAAGATACATGGGAAACAAAAGCAAAAAGTTTTCATATCGCTTTCTATGATTGGCAATATGATTGCCATGAATATGTATGTGCAAAGCTAAGCAGCGAAACAGACCAAAGGTTTGAAGTTTATAAGATCAAACGCTTTGACAAAAACAACAACCTGACGGGCGTTAGAAGATATGATCGTTTTGGTTGCATTACAGAAAGTTGGAATATTGACCCAACAAAACCAAAAGCACCACCTTTAAAAAAGCAGATTCAAGAATCAAGAAAACGTTTGGCAAAAAGTGGTTGGTGGACAAAGAGAAACAAGAAACAAATCAACTAAAAATATACAATGAAACTAGAACTAGAACTTAATATAACAAAAACAACAGAGGATACCATTGAAGGCACATGGCATGGTAATATTGATGATGAAGCAGTTTACTTGCATTGGTACACTGAATTATTAATAAAACATCATATTGCATCTATTGTAGATAATATAGACAGCGAGTATGGATTTGGCACTCACACATGGAAAAGAGATACGAAGCACATCAATGAGAAATGTGGGGTATCTTTGTTTGAGGAGAATGGCAAAGAGATAGATGACGAATCTAAGCATGGCACTTTCGTAGCATGGAAGGATGGTGTGCCAGCATGAGTGCATTCCCTTGGGACAACTCAGGCAAAGATGATCTTGAAGAGTTGCAAGCTCTCCTCAAGGAAACAGGCAGAGAAGTAACCTTGCAGGAATTGCAGGAGATGCAGCGTAAAGTAATACGAGAAACTGCTGGCTTACCAAATGATGAAGAAATTGAATATTCCTAGAATCGTCAGGAAGGCATCTAAAAAGCGTTTTGTTTTCCATACTCGTACTTTTCTGTATCAATCACGAAACGCACGATTAGATACCTCTACGGGCTTCATATGGTATCATATGTAATCTTATGTAGTCTGTATTTACCTCAGAATGGTTTCTTATCATGCAACCTTGCATCCACACGGGTCGTAAATCGACCGGTTGGTTTCGTAAAGGTAAGCTTGGTAGCGCGCAACTCACCATTTCGGTTCTTCGCAACGTTGCAAATAATGTCATCACTGATTGGATCTACTTCAGTTTCACGATGTAAGAGAAGCACGCAATCTGCATCCTGTTCGATGCTTCCAGACTCTCGGAGATCCGAGAGCATGGGATTCCTACCTTGAGATTCTAAGGCACGATTTAACTGAGAAAGGGCAAGCACGGATGTATCATACTCCATCGCTATTTTTTTAAGCGTTCGAGAAACGTGCGAGATTTCCTGTACTCTACTCTCTATGTTGGGCACGCTTAAAAGTTGCAAGTAATCGACAACGATTAAACCAAGCTCACCTTCCAATCTTTGCTTGGCGATGAATGCCTCAATACTTTGCATGGTTGCCTGGTTATCATCCTTGAAGGTGATAGGCCATGATTGCATGGCTTGCACTTGCTTCTCAAGTTTCTGCTTGTGTCCGGCAGTAAGTAAGCCCTTACCTGTTGGTTTGCGTACACCACTGACATTGGAAAGTAATCGCGCACTGCATTCACTTGCAGTCATCTCCAAGCTAGCATAGCTTGCCCGTAACCCACGCCTTGCACATTCATAGGTCATTTGTATGGCTAATGCACTCTTCCCTACTCCTGGACGTGCGGCAAGGACATACAGGCTACCTTTCTTGAATCCACCACCAAGAATAGAATCAAGTTTGGGCAAGCCTGTTGGGATTGCCTGTGTACCACCTGCATCGATTTCGAGAAACTCGGCATACGCTTGCTTGCTTGCTGGTCCACATGCAACCACACCTTTTCTTTGACTAAGTGATTTCGCTACCCGGTTAACAAATGATTGTGCTATCTCCTCAGCCTGCTTGCTTGCTTTTAAATCATCTGTGGCATGATACAGGGCAAGCTCAACTGCTCGTGTGTTGCGATACTCAATCAGATATTCAATGTATCTTTCAATACCACCACCACCATATTTTTCAGATAAAAACAATATCTCATCCTTAAGCTTTGGATGTTCAATGATTAAATCAATCTCATTACATGGACTGAGTCGCAGGCACGTTTCAAAGATCGTGGAACGATCCGTGGTTGAGAAATCATCCTTGGTCAGTGCTTCACCTGCCTGTGCAGTGGCAAGTCCGCTTTCATCATGCAGCATAGCAGACAAAACTGCTTGTTCAGCAAGTTCATAATCAATCAAATCTCAGACCTTTCGTGGTTTGACTGGATGTAACTCTGCGAAGATGTGGGTATGTTTCTTTTAACCATGATTTGCAGGCAATGCGAAAAGTACAACTCCAATCTTTTTTTTTCTTACCTCCTGCTTTTGCCCAATCTATGAATGCTTCTAATGCACCATCATAATCAATGCCTGCATCTTCTGCTATTGATTTGTCAGGTGAAAAATCATTTGGTATACAACTCATCCCTTTCTTCTTGGTTTTGACCTCTTCCGTGTTTGGCGTGCTATTTATAATATTATTATGGTATTTCGATAGAAATACCCGCGCGCACGCGAGGCGAGATGGAATGTTGCCCCAAATGAGGTCAGAAATCACTTGTCCTTTAGTTAGACCTGAAAGCTCACACCAGGCACTT